CTTGAAGCGCTTCTCGGCAAATTCGGCATGACACCAGCCGACCGCGCAAAGGTCGGCGGCAAAAAAGAGGCGCCAAAGGGAAACCCTTTTGCTGATCTTTAATGGCCGCGTCCAAATACCCACTGACCAGAGCGGCCGAGACATACGCCCGCCGCGTAGTGGCCGGGAAGATCCCTTGCTGCAAATGGATCAGGCTTGCTTGCAAGCGTCACCTGGACGACCTCAAGGCCTCAAAGGCTGACGACTACCCGTATAAGTTCGAACCAGCCAAAGCTGAGCGGGTCGCTAAGTTCTTGCAGTTGCTGCCTCACACGAAAGGCAAGTGGGCCAGTAAGCGCGAGCTGATCACGCTGGAAGGCTGGCAGTTGTTTTCGGTATGCGTGCCGTTCGGCTGGCTGCGCAAAAAAGACAACACTCGCCGCTACCGCACCATTTTGGTTTTCGTGCCACGCAAAAATGGCAAGTCGATCATCGGTGGCGGCGTCGGCGCTTATATGTTTGTGGCGGATGGCGAGTTCGGCGCCGAGGTTTACAGCGGCGCCACTACTGAAAAGCAGGCGTGGGAAGTTTTCCGCCCCGCCAAATTGATGATTGAGCGCACGCCTGAGCTGCGCGATCACTACAACGTCGAGGTTAACGCCTCGAATATGTGCCGCCTGGAAGACGGCAGCCGCTTCGAGCCGGTGATCGGCAAGCCAGGCGACGGCTCAAGCCCGTCCTGCGCCATTGTCGACGAGTACCACGAACACCAGGACTCGACGCTATTTGACACCATGGAAACCGGCATGGGCGCGCGCGAGCAGCCAGTCATGCTGGTCATCACCACGGCCGGCTCGAACATTGGCGGCCCCTGCCACCAACTGGTGCGCGATGCCGAGCGGATGCTGGAAGGCGTTATCGACCGGCCCGACCTCTGGGCGATGCTTTACACGATTGACCCTGGCGACGACTGGACTTCTGAGGCGTCGCTGATCAAGGCCAACCCGAACCACGGCGTATCAATTAATGGCGACTTCCTGCAGGCCCGCCAGCGCGATGCTATGCAGTCGGCCAGTAAGCAGGCCACGTTCCGCACCAAACACCTGAACGAGTGGGTGGGCGCCAAGAACGCCTGGCTAAACATGCTGCGCTGGAAGGAGGCGCCAGCCCGCAAGAGCCTGCAAGAACTGGAGGGCAGGCGATGCATTATCGGGCTCGACCTGGCCAGCAAGATCGACATTGCCGGCAATATATTACTGTTTCCGCCGATCGAAGGTGATCCGTTCTGGCACGTCCATGGCCGCTACTACCTGCCCGAAACGCGGGTGATTGAAGAGCTGGACAGCAATACCAGTCGCTACCGCGAGTTTGATGCGCTAGGCCTGCTCACGCTGACTGACGGCGAGGTGACCGACTTCGAGGTCATTAAAGATGATCTGCGCGAGTTCGCCGGCCGCTTTGCTGTCGAGGCGGTGGCCTATGACCCGTGGCAGGCGACCCAGCTAGCGCAAGAGATGGTGGCCGAAGGTCTGCCGATGGTGGAAATCCGCCAGACCGTGCAGAACATCAGCGAACCCATGAAAGAGCTGGAGGCGCTGGTGTTACGTCGGGTGCTGGCTCACGGCGACTGCCCAATCTTGACGTGGATGGCCAGCAACGTGCTGGCCAAGCTGGACGTGAAGGACAACATCTACCCGAACAAAGAGCGCCCGGAGCAAAAAATCGACGGAATCGTCGGGCTGATCATGGCTTTGAGTCGCGCAATTGCGGGCGGCGATCAGCAGGAGACGCTCTCTGACCACCTCACGAAACACGGAATCAGGACGCTCTAATGGCGCTACTCAAAAGCATAGGCCGTCTATTCAGAAAGGCCGACCCGCTGGCTATCGATACCAGCGGGAAACTGGCCGCCGCGCTAGGCGTTGGCTATGAAACCAACTCTGGGCAGTCGGTTACATCCACCTCAGCCATGCAGCAATTAACCGTATTCAATTGCGTGCGGGTGCTGGCGGAATCGATGGGCATGCTGCCGTGCCGGTTGTTCAAGCAGAACGGCCGCGAGCGTTTGCATGCCTCCGAACACCGGTTGTCGCGTCTTCTGGCTACGGCGCCGAACGACTACATGACCGCCCAAGAGTTTTGGGAGCTGCTAACTGTTTGCCTATGCCTGCGCGGCAACTTCTTTGCCTACAAAGTCATGGTGTTAGGCGAAGTGGCCGAGCTGCTGCCGATCAATCCGGGGCTGGTCACGCCGAAACTGAACGACGATTGGACGGTTGAGTATGAGATCCAATTCAAGGGCGGCAAGCGGGTACTGACCCAGGATGAAATCTGGCACGTTCGCCTGTTTACATTGGATGGATTGAACGGTCTCAATCCGATTTCCTACGCGCGCCAGGCGCTCGGCTTGGGGCAGGCGATGGAATTGCACGCCGCCAAGCTGTTCACCAACGGCGCGGTGAGCTCTGGTGTGATGACTACCGACCAGACTCTGACTGATGACGCCTTTAATCGCCTGAAGACCCAGTTCCAGGGCGAGCACATGGGCGTGGCCAACGCTTACAAGCCCATGATTCTTGAGATGGGCTTGGACTGGAAGCCTATCAGTATGAACTTGCAGGACAGCCAGTTCATCGAGTCGCGCAGGTTGACTGACTCGCAGATTTGCGGGCTGTTCCGCGTACCGCCGCACATGGTCGCGAACATGGACAAAATGACGTTTAACAACATGGAGCAGATGGGCATGAGCTTCGTGAACTACTCGTTGGTGCCGATCATGACCCGCATTGAACACCGCGTGCATGTCGGCCTGCTGAGTCGGCGCGACCAGCTGAGCCATTACGCCAAATTCAACGCTGGCGCCCTGCTGCGCGGCGACCTCAAAGGCCGCTATGAGTCCTACGGCAAGGGTATCCAGTGGGGAATCTTGAGCCCTAACGACGCCCGCGACCTGGAAGACCTAAACCCGCGCGAGGGCGGCGACGTGTACTTGACCCCCATGAACATGACAACCAACCCGGAGTCGGCTGATGCAGACAAAACAACGCCTTGACATGCCGCTGACGATTAAGTCTGTCAGCGACACTGGCGAATTTGAAGGTTACGGCTCCGTGTTTGGCGTCGAAGATAGCTATGGCGATGTCGTAGTGCGCGGCGCGTTCGCGGCGAGCCTAGCCAAATGGAAAGAGAAGGGCCGGCTCCCGGCGATGCTGTGGCAGCACAACATGAGCGAGCCGATCGGCATCCACACAGAGATGCGCGAGGACGATGTGGGCTTGTACGTCAAGGGTCAGCTGCTGATCGACGACGACCCGCTCGCCAAGCGCGCCCACGGGCACATGAAGGCCGGCAGTCTGACGGGTATGTCTATCGGCTACATGCTCGACGACTACGAATACGACAAGGAAAAAGGCATCTGGCTGCTCAAGGCCATTGACCTGTGGGAAGTCTCATTGGTCACGTTCCCGGCGAACGACGAAGCCCGAATCACTGACGTGAAATCACTACTGGCGCGCGGCGAAACGCCGCCACCGAGCAAGGTTGAGCGAGCCCTTCGAGAGGTTGGGTTTTCTGGCTCACAAGCCAAGGCCTTCATGGCTAAGGGCTACAGCGCAGTTTCACCGCGAGAGGCGGGCGCCGACGAAGCATTGCAATCCCTGAAATCACTTCTGAACCGCATTTAAGGAGCCTCTCATGGCTGTTGAAAAGAAAGATATTGAAGATGTCGCCGAAGCCCTTGGCAAAAAGTTTGACGAGTTCAAAGCCGTCAACGACAAGCGCATCGATGGCATGGAAGCCGAAAAAGGCAAGCTGTCCAGTCAGGTCGAAGCGCTTAACGGCAAGCTGACCGAGCTGGATGCGCTCAAAGCGGATCTGGAAAAAGAGCTGCTGGCCGTCAAGCGCCCCGGCGCCCTGGCTGGCAAAGAGGTTAGCGCTCACAAAGCGGCCTTTATGCAGTTTGTGCGCAAGGGCAAGGATGATGGCTTGGCCGAGCTGCAGCAAAAAGCCCTGCAGACCACCGTTGAATCGGACGGCGGCTTCGCAGTGCCGGAAGAGCTGGACCGCACTATTCTGGAATTGCTGCGCACCACCTCGCCGATGCGCCAGGTTTGCGGCCAGATCACTGTCAGCACTCCGGACTACAAGAAGCTGGTTAACCTTGGCGGCTCGGGTAGCGGCTGGGTGGGCGAACTGGATGCGCGGCCCGCTACTGGTACGCCGACCCTGGCGCAGATCGCCGCAGTAATGGGCGAAATCTATGCCAACCCGCAGGCCACGCAAACCAGCCTAGACGACCTGTTCTTCGACGCCGAAGCCTGGCTGAACGGCGAAGTGGCCCGCGAATTTGCCGAAAAAGAGGGCTCCGCCTTCCTGCTGGGTGATGGCGTCAACAAGCCCAAAGGCCTGCTGGCCGGCACTCTGGCCACAACTGCAGACGCCGTGCGCGCATTCGGCCAACTGCAAAAGATCCACTCCGGCACCGCGGGCGATTTTACCGCCGACGACCTGATCAAAATGATCTACACGCTCAAGGCCGGCCACCGTCCGGGCGCGACGTGGATGATGCCGACCATGACCATGTTCAAGATCCGTACCTTCAAGGATGCGACCTCGGGCGCCTACATCTGGCAGCCAGGCCTGCAGGCGGGCCAGCCGGCCAGCCTGCTGGGCTACGGCATCACCGAGAACGAGGACGTGGCAGCCGTGGCGGCCGACGCCAACGCAGTGCTATTCGGCGACTTCAAGGCCGCTTACACGGTAGTGGATCGCATTGGCACCCGCGTGCTGCGCGACCCCTACACCAGCAAGCCGAACGTAGGCTTTTACACCACCAAGCGCGTCGGCGGGATGCTGACTGACTCCAACGCAGTGAAGGTCTTGACCCTCAGCCTGTAATCGGCGCGGGCGTCCTAGGGCGCCCAACCCTGGAGGTAGAAATGCCAAGAATTTTAGTTCGCCAAGCCTTTTTGTTTTCGCCCGACGGCAATCATGCCGTGCAGATCGAAACCGGAGAGCAAGAAGTTTCCGACCGCTGCGCCATTGTCGCAGTGGATCACCTGAAAGTTGCCGCCATGGCTGGCGAGGAGCCCGCGAATGATCGCTCTCGCACTGGTAAAAAGCCAACTGCGCGTTGATGGTAGCGATGAAGACGAGCTGATTCAGAGCTACATCGATGCGGCCTTGAGCGCTTTCGAGCTGTGGACTAATCGCGCACTGGTCGACCCAGTGGCGGCCCTGCCTGATCCGCTCGGTAACGCGCTTTTGATGACCAAAGCCATCAGCCATGGCGCAATCATGCTGATCGCGCACTGGCACGCTAATCGAGAGTCAGTCGTCGTCGGCGCTGCTGCAAACGAGCTTCCGCTGTCGACCATGGCGCTCTGGACGCCGCACCGGTGGGTGAATATATGAGGGCCGGCAAGCTGCGCCACCAGGTCGTCATTCAGACGCCAACCCTTTCACAAAACCCTGAAACCGGCGAAATGCTCGCGGGCTGGGCGGAGTTTGCGACCTGCTGGGCGTCCATTGAGCCGCTCAGCGCCCGCGAATTCATCGCCGCGCAAGCCGGCCAGTCGGAGATTGTCGCGCGGATCGTCATTCGCTACCGATCGGGCGTGCTGCCGACTATGCGCATCCTGCACCGCGGCTCGGTCTATGCCATCCATGGCGTGCTGACTGACGCTAAATCTGGCCTTGAGTACCTAACGCTGCCGGTCAGCCA